CCTCGATTCACAGGGAAACCCGCTGCCATGAACCTCGACTTTTCCGTCCTTTTCAGGCGGATCGAAGATCTACAGCGACAGATCAACAACCACGCTCGCCAGATCAACAACATCTTCCGCGAAGGAAAGGTGGTCGAGGTCTATCCGGAAGAAGGCGCCGCCGTCGTGGAAATGTACGGCGAAGGATCGAAAACGAAGAAGATCCCCTGGCTGTCTCAATCCGGCGGGATCAAGGATTTCGTGCCGCCGAGCGTCGGGCAGCGCGTCGTGATGTTTTCTCCCGGCGGCGAGAGTGGCAAGGCAGTGATCATGCCGGGCGGATATTCCGACCAGTTCCCGCAGCCGCACAACAAGGGCGACGAGGCGAAGCGTACGATCGGCGATTCGTCAGACCTGATGACCGGCGAATCCCGCCTCATCAATGCGAAAACCATTGAACTCACGGCAGGCGGCGGCGGGCATCTGAAGTAATGCCGCTCATCGTGAGGTTGGGAGACACATCTGACCACGGAGGGACGGTCGTTTCGTCCGCATCCCGGTGGCGCTGCGAGGGCGCGTTGATCGCGCGCAAGGGCGACATGCACGATTGTCCGATCCACGGCGTGACGCCGATCGCCACCGGCTCCGGCCTCTGGAAATGCGAGGGCGCCGAGATCGCCCGCCATGGTGACGTGGCGGCCTGCGGCGCCTCGCTTATCTCCGGAGCATCGAAATGGCTTTGCGACTGAACAAGGAGAATCCCGGTGAACAAGTACGTGGTCCAGCAGGATGCCTGGCTGTACGGCAAGCTTTGCAGGAAGGGTGAAACCGTCGAGATGACGGAACGACAGGCTAAATACTACACGTCGCCGCACTCGACGACCTTGAAGCTCAAGACCGCCGATAGGGGCAACGCGTCGGCGGCGCCCGCCGCCAAGCCGACCGGCAGAAAGGTCAGGAGCGGCCGGTGAGCCGAATCGGCGTTGGCCCGTCAGGCGAGATCCTTACCGGGCTGGACCACGTCATCGACTGTGTCGGCACCATTTTGTCGACGGAGATCGGCTCTCGGGTTCAGCGGCGTGATTTTGGATCGGACATCCCGGCCTTGATCGATCGTCCGCAGAATTCGGAAACGCTTGTCGATTTCATAATGGCCGTCGCCGAGGCGCTCGAGCCGCGCCGTGTACGCGGCCGTTGGTATGGCGAGCCCGGCTTCAGGCTGGAGTGGTGCGGGATCGACGTTGCGACGCCAGGAACGGTCGAGCTGATGGTTAGCGGTGACTACCTTCCCCGAGGCCATCTTGGCGATCTCACCGTGGTTGAGAGCGGCGTGAAGTTCAGCGTTCCGCTTAGTGGAGCCGTCGCATGAGCCGTTTCACCGCTATCGATCTTTCCAAGCTGCCCGCGCCGGAGATCGTCGAGAAACTCGACTACGAGGCTCTTTTCCAGTCGCTGCTTACCGACGCGATCAATCGTCTCACCGTGGCTGGTATCGCCTACGACGTCAGCGAGTTGGAAAGTGATCGCCTGGTCATCATTCTCCAGGTCGCAGCAGAACTTGAACTGCTCCTTCGCCAGCGCGTCAACGACGGCATCAAGGCCGTGCTGCTGGCCTATTCCTGGGGGACGAACCTCGATCATCTTGGCGCCTACCTGGGCACGGCGCGCAAGGATGACGAGGATGACGACGATTTCCGGGCGCGCATCCAGCTTGCCATCGAGGCGTTCTCGACGGCTGGCCCCTATGGTGCCTATCGCTATCACGCGCTTTCCGCGCACGCGAACGTGCGCGATGTCGCCGTGCTCGGCCCCGAGAGCGACGATATCGACCCGGGCCAGGTCGGTATCTATGTGCTGTCGAGCGTCGGCAATGGCGCAGCCGAGACGGAATTGACGGATGCGGTCCTCGCGGCGTGCAGCGCAGAGGACGTTCGGCCGCTGACGGATGAGGTGCTGGTCTACGCGGCCGACATCACCAACTATCAGGTCGACGTGACGATCAAGGTGCCTCGAGGCCCTGATCCAGAAGTGGTTGCCGAACTGTCGCGCCAGAGGCTTCGTGACTACGTGACAGCGCGCCACGGCCTCGGCCTCTCGGTCACGCTCGCCGGCATCATTGCCGCGGCCATGGCGCCCGAAGTCGTGGATGTCGATGTCAGTTCGCCGGACGACGACATTGAGCCGGGCGCGACTGGCGCGGCCTACTGCACCGCGTCCGTGGTCACTGTCGAGGTGATGGAATGAGTGGCCTGCTGCCTGGCAACGCATCGCCGTGGCAAAAAGCGATTGAGCAGGCGATCTCGCGCATTTCCGATGTGCCTGTTCCGATCTCCACGATCAAGGTGGCGCAGGAGACCGATCCTCGCGTTTTGACCGCGCTCGGATGGGAATGGTCGGTCAATGAGTGGCAATCGGCATGGGCCGATCAGCGAAAGCGCGATGTCGTGGACACCTCGCCGGCCGTGCACCGCGTTCTCGGCACGGCCGGAGCGATGCGCAGGGCCATCGATGCTCTCGGCTACCAGGTCGAGATGCAGGAGTGGTTCCAGTATGACGGCGATCCCTATTGTTTCAGGGTGTCGTTCTCGCTGGACGAGCAGACGCTCACCGTTCCCGAGTACCTGATGATCCAGCGTGTGGCGCTGGATACCAAGAACGTCCGCTCCTTTTTCGAAGGCTTCGCGGCGACGCGCACGCAGCCCGGCAAGATCCGCTACGGTTTCGGCCTGGGCGGTACTGTCGAGCGGTCGTTCCAGCCGCCGGAAGCGCCGATCTACGAGTTCTATGGCTGGATCGGGGCGGGTATCGGCCAGCATCCTATCTACATCGATGCGACTTTCCAGCCGCTGCCTTAGGCGCGGTGCTCCTGCAACAACACGAACGGATGGAGAGACTTCATGGCCTATGGCATGAAGCTGACGACGATTGGCGCGGCGAAACTGCTCGCGGCGGCGACCGACGAAACCGAGATCACCTTTTCCAAGATCGTGTGGGGTAACGCGAGCGGCACCGCTTACGAGCCGACCGGAGAAGAAACGGCGCTGGTCAACCAGATCTACCAGAATGACGTGCTGGCGGTGGAACTCGATGAAGAGCACCCGAACGTCTACCGGGTCGATGGCGAACTTGTTTCCGCGTCGAGCGAGTTCACGCTGCTTGAAGTCGGCATCCTCGACAGCGAAGGCGATCTGATCGCCATCGGCAATCACCCTGCGCAGTTCGTGCCGGGGCCGTCGAGCAGCTTCACGCTCGACTACAAGCCGTCGTGGTTCCTGGTGATTTCGTCCGAATTGGCGGTCGCCGTCACACTCGCTCCAGCCGGCGACTATGCGACCGAGGAATGGGTGACGGCGAACTTCCAGCCGAAGGGAACCTACGTCAAGACGGTCACCGGCGAGGATGGCGTCACCGTCACCGGTTCGGCGACCGACCGCGTCGCCAAGGCCGACAAATCATGGTTCGACGCCCGCTACAAGGCGATCGATGCCGAAGCGCCTGGCGTCGAGAGCGTCAACGAAGGCTGGGCTATCGACATCACAGGCACGGCTTCCGATCCCGTCGTCGCGGTCGACAAGGCCACGCTTGACGCGACCTATCGCGGCATCAACAGCCCTTTCCCGCTGCCCTCCCACACGCACCCGAACGCGACGCAGAGCGCCGCCGGCTTCATGTCGGCCTCCGACAAGACCAAACTCGACGGGCTTAGCTCCGGCGGTGGCGCTCTGTTTGTAAAGGTTGCCGAGACAGTCGTTTCGTCGGAATCGACGTATATCGACATTCTCAACATTAGCGGCTTTGGGCTGTATCTGGTCAAGGCGCAGGGGCTTCGCATCACACCGGATCAAGCTGCCGACGCTGTTCCCGAACAGGTCGGAGTCCAGTTCGGCAACAATTCCACGCTCTATGCCTCGGCCGGCGACTACTTCGACACATCCCTGGCCTACCTGGCGCTCAACCCGTCTCCGTCCGACGTGTCGAAGCGGCCAAACCAGATCGAATACACCTATGGCGAGGGCATTCGCCGAGCGACGAACGGGACGACACGCTACGGCCACTTCCTGTTCACGCTCAAGAACTTCAATGACGCGACCAAAAAGACGCGCATTCATGAGACCGACAACAACATCATGGAATTGCTGGCACTCGACGAACAGTCGCCGAAGCCTGATGGGCAGCATGTCGAAGGAGAGGTGCGCACCACTGAAAACCGGCTGCGCTTCCTGCTGCCGTCCGGCAAGAAATTCAACGCCGGCCGCATCGCGGTTTTCGGGATTTCCTGATCATGGCGGGCGACGGATACTACAAGATCGACTTCCTGCTGCCAACCAACCAGGACTGGAACGACACATTCCGGATCGGGACCGGCGAGGGCGAGGATTTCGAACCGACCGATCTGACGGGCTGCACCTTCCAGATGCACATCAGGCGCGCGGTCGAGGACACGTCCGCCGTCATGATCCTCAACGCGGCGAACAGCCGGCTCGGCATTTCGCTGGTCGATCCTGACGGCGACACGGTGACGGCCGCTGACGGATATGTCGCCATCTATGTGCCGGACGAGCACGTCCAGCGGATCGCACCTGGCGGGTATGTCCACGACATTCTCATGTTTGACTCCGACGGCAACCCGAAGCGCATCGCGGTCGGCACTGTGACGGTTGAGAAGGGAGTGACGCGGGTATGATCACCTCGATCTCCTTCGTCGGAACGCAGAGCGACGCCACGCTGACGATCATTCCCGCCGGCCCCGGCGGTCCCGCCGGACCGATACCTGCACATAGCTGGTCGGGCACGTCGCTTCGCTTCCAACTACCGAACCTGTCGTGGGGTGAATACACCGACCTTCGCGGCCCGGCGCCCGATCACGAATGGTCAGGCACATCGCTCAAGTTCAAGGAGCCGGGCGGCGACTGGGGTGATTCCGTCGACCTGAAGGGCGAGCCGGGCGACGACGGTGACAATGCTTACGTCTATATCGCCTTTGCGTCAGACGACAGCGGCACGGACTTCACGACGACGTTCGACGCCGATCTCGACTATATCGCCGTCAAGAGCACGACCGCGGCGATTGAGACGCCTGCCGCTTCCGATTTCAGCGGCCTTTGGAAGAACTACAAAGGACAGGCAGGCAATGACGGTGCGGACGGCAATGACGGTGACGATGGTGCGGACGGCGCAGACGGCGCCGATGGCTGGACGCCGGTCGAAGCGAACGTCACGGATGGCGATCGCGTCGTCAGGCAGGTTGTCGATTGGATTGGCGGCACCGGGACAAAGCCGGCTACTGGCAAGTATGTAGGCGAGACCGGACTTGTCGATGACATCGAGGACGCAACCGATATCCGAGGTGCGGCCGGCGAAGGCACTGGCGATGTTTCCGGCCCTGCCGGCGCGACCGATGGACACCTTGTTGTGTTTGACGGGACGACGGGCAAGCTGCTCGAGGACGGCGGAAAGGCCATTTCGGATTTTGCGACCGCGGCGCAAGGGGCGAAAGCCGATAGTGCAATACAGCCGGGCGATATCGGCACCGCAGCCACTCATGCTGCTGGTGATTTCGCCACGTCAACGCAGGGCGGTAAGGCAGATTCCGCACTCCAGCCTGCTGCCATCGGCTCGACCGTGCAGGGTTATGATGCCAACACCGCCAAGACCGACACGGCGCAGACGTGGACCGCGGCACAGAAGTTCGCCCAGGTCAGTGGAGACGTAACCGCCGTGTCGGCGCTAAA